CGCCTGTTCCTATCCAATTACTAACAGTGATCTTGCGACTTGCACCAGTTGGTAAGCCAGTTGTTGAAGTTGCAAATGTAACATCAGTTGTGCTACTTGTAACCGAGTAAGTCCAATCTGTAACTGGTAATCCTGCTTCATACAAATACACAACAGTTGAAGCACCAGAATAACTTGAGATCAAGCCATTATAATCTGCTGGCAAGTTATGCACTTCATTGGTCAATACCATTTGTGCGGCAGCATCTCTACCTGCACGAACCACTTGAACAGCAAAGTATTTTGTGATTGTTGGGAAGCCAGTCTTATTGGCGTTGATAGCAATGACATCACGACGAACTAATGCTCCTGAAGCAAGATTAGCAACACCAGTAACAGTTAGTGTATTATTGCTAATGCTAAAACTGATACCCGAATTACCAGTCTCAAAACTGGCTGTATAAGTCCAATTGGCTGTGTCATCCGTGGCACCCACATAAACACTCATATTTGCTTGAATTGGAAATTGACCAGTGATAATACTGTTGTTAGTTGCGGCACCTACTGTGACAACTTCATTATCAATCATACCGGTAATACCACTTTCACCAGATTGTAATCTACCAATAGTATAGTCATCGGTATATGTTACACCAAGATATGCACACTTGGTACGAATTACCAGACTATCACGACCGCCAAAGTTTGTTCTTGAGATACTGGGTGTCAAACTACCAGATGTAAATGATAGGAATTGATTGTTTAGTGGTACTGGTGTACCAGTTTGCTGAACTTCAATACCATCAACTACTGCAAAGTATGTGACAGCCTGTGTTGTTGGAATATTGACTCTTGCGGCAGTAAGTGTAATAGTAGTTGGTGTCAAGCCAGAACCTGATGCTGGATCAGCACCTGGGGCCAATACAAAGAATTGGTTGGTTGAACTTAGTTTAATGGCTCGAGCACTACCAGTAAGACCTTGTCGTTGTTTGACAATAGTGAATACTTTGGTAACAGTAATGCCAGCATAATCAGCACTGACGGTGATGCTGGCCGAATCTGCTGTAATACCAGTAAATGCAATTAAACCTGTACTGGAAATAGTCGGACTTGTTATGCCTGTACTTGATACTACTGTAAAGTTTGTAGCAGTGGTAGTGACATCAACTGCACCCAGGATAATCTTTAAGTTTGATGTTATACCAGATAAGGAACCAATTACTGCACCATCAGCATCACATGGGACACCAGCACTTTCATTTGTAAGATAACCAACAATGGTATCACTACCTTCACGCACTCGAGTGATGCTTGTATAATCTGTAAAGTTCTCACTGGCATAAGTTGTAGTTGCTGTAATACGAGCACTACGAACTGTTTCAGTTGTTGTTAGCAAATCACGGATCTGTGCGGCAGTCAATGTTAAGACTGTACCAGTACCAAGACTTACTGGAGTTGAACTACCATCACGCATGCCTGACCAAGTGATTGTAACACCTGGTAAGTTGATTGCTTCAGCATAGTAACTAATTGAACCTGGTTGGTGAGCCGCAGTATTTGATATACTACCATTCTTTGGAATACTAATAATCTGACTTGTTGAAGTCACACGCAATAGTCTTGCTGTGCTACCATCAGCACCATTGGCACCAGTTGCTCCACGGCGTTGTTTAACAACTACAAATGTTTTGTAAATGCTGGCTGAGCCTGACTTGGCGGCTTTGACAACAACACTTGCAAGATCAGCAGTTACACTTGCAAGTGATACTCGTCCATATGTGCTACCACTTGTGGTTGATATGTTGGCATCACAGCCAGTTTCACTATCAATTGTTAGTGTGTATTGTTCAGTGATATTTGTTGTACCACTATAAATTTGAATTTGACTTGTGATAGCAGCCAGATCAGCACTTTCATATGTGCCGTCTACAGCAGCCGGTAATGCCGCAACTTCATTTGTTAAGAAAGCAGTGATACCTGTAACACCATCTGCACCTTCTCTTAGTCTAACAATAGTCTGTTCATCAAAGTATGTGATACCACCCGAATCAATTTCAGCATGAACAACAACATAGTCATGATTACCAAAATTAGTATTACTTAATGTTGCAGTTGATCCTGATGTACCAAGTGTGATAGGATTATTATTTGCATCGTGTGCTGACCAAGAAACTGTACCACCTGTAATGTTGTTAAGTTGTGCTGTCAAATTGATTACGGCTGGCAAGTATTGTGATGTTGCACTATCACTTTCACCTTTGAGTCTTGTAAAGTAATTGCTACTTGTAATCAATCTTAGGCTACGACTTGAACTACCATCTGCACCTGCTCGTAATTGAGTAGCAAGCACTCGTGTTGTTCCAATGTCATTTAGATCACCTGTGCTGTTCTTGTAACGAACTGTTACAATAAGATTCTCTTGTAACGCATTTAGGTCATTCACTGTCCAAACAACTTTATCATTCACTGTGTCATATGTTGGAGCACTTAGATCTAAATTTGTATTGTTATAAGAAATATTGGTAACACGCCATGTATTGTTGGCTTGTGTTTCATCAGTAGTGGCTGCACTTAGATTCAACTTTGTTGTGCCAACACGCAGAACTAATTCTACTGTTTGACCTGTAGTTGGATTATTGCCATTGGCATCTGTTGGCACAACCACTGTTGATGGGCTCCATTCAAATGCCGTAGCCAGGGCTTGCTCATTTAAGATAACACCAGGAGTCCATGTAACACCACTTGATGCTAAATTCAACGGAGTTATCAGTGCTCCAATCTTGGCACGCACTTTAAAGAAATATTCGCCTTGTGGCAAACCAGTGACCAATAAGTCATGAGTGGTATCAGGCTGGAACACACCGCCTGTAGGTTTTAATGTATTAAAGTAACTGTATGTGCCACCACTTGTTGTTGAACTGATAAAGAATTCTAAGGTGTCATAGATTCTGTTGCTGGGCATAGTAGCACGAACAGCAAAACTTGGAATAGTGGCAACTGGATTATATAAATCATCTGGAATGGTTACAGCATCTAATGCTTGCAATTGCCCACTACTGGCTCTACGAGGAATGTCGGTATTGGCAACAGGTTCAAATTGATCAATGCTTTCATCTGCGTACACATCTGGATTATATTCTAATGCACTAATCTCAACTTGAATTTCTGCGGCGTCACTTTCAAGTTCACGCACACGAGTCACACGGAATAACTTGTTGGCCCATCCTAAGGCTGAATTAGTAATGCTGATAACATCACCAGAATCAACTTGCAGTGCTGAATAGTTGGCATGGAATATGGCAACAATGTCTTCACGAGCCTGTTTGAGTTCCAACAAGCCCACACGAGTTGCTTGTACTCGGTTATCTACAAGTTCAAGTGTAAGGTTAAGTGTATTTTCTGGTTCATTAGTGTTTAACAATTCAGGATTGCTATCAAACAAACTAACACGCACAGTATGATTCTGTGCTTTAATTGCTGTTTCAGGATAAGTGATAGCCATGGCATTGTAATTGCTATCAAGACTGGTTGTACTTACACTAATGCCCGAAATGATGTTACTATCATCAAATTCAAATAGTTGTTGACCTTCAGCATAAGGGCGATTTGGTACTACAATCCATTGACCAATTTTAGGATTCCATGTGCTCCATGATCCTGATGCCAAATTGATCTTACGCACATTTTCTTTGATATTGCCGCCCACAATAAGACCATTGATAGTATATCGTGGACCAGTTGTATCAGCACCTGTTGTATCACGATAAGTTACTGTTTCATCACTTACTGAATATAAACTCATTGGGTTCGAATCATTGATACTTGAATCTTGGTCAACACGAACAGCAGGGATACCTGCACCATAACGAGTATTGGTCATGTAGTCATACCAGACAGCACCAGGATTGTTTAGGCTGTTGGTCATCTTGAATGTCATATTTGGCATTGAAGTATAACCCAGTGTAGCATTGTATTTTACTTTAACAATGGCAACATACAAGCCACCGTATTTGTTATCTGTTGTTAGTCCTGGAACAATACTTTCTGTTGTGCCAGTTGCGGCACCAAAGATTGGAGTTGTTCTTTCACGAAACACCCATACATCAATATAACCTGCTGGATGTGTATCTGTTGTGCCATCAGGGTTTGTGGCTGATACTACTTCGTGCTGACTACCACTAAAGTTAAGTTTCTGCTCGCCCATCCATACTTCATCAACACTTACAGAGCCAGAGCCTGTAATTTCACTTAAGGCATAAATGTAGTACATGGTCTGACTATCATTACTGATACGAGCATCAATAATCATACCTGGAACATAACTTGAACCATACAGTACTGGGATCTTATTATCAGTTGAAGGTGTTACTGTAATCTTTGTTGAGGTTGCTGGTGGTGTAGTTGTATCCAACTCACTTGCCGTAATAACTGTTGCACCAGTTTGTTGTGCTACCACTGTTGTGGTATTGGTAGTTGTCACAGAGCCTGATAAGTCTGTGATAACTCCTTGTAATGAATCTGCCATATCTATAAATCCTTTAAGGGGTTGCTGTTGGAGTTGGTGTCCAACCAAAATCAAATGTCGTTCTATTTAATGACACAATACGATCCATGCTAATATCACCAGGATAATATCTTTTCTGGTCTGTTGGTTTTGTTGAACGACCAGTGGTTTGCTTTTCTAATAAACTATTAGTTGATGCACATACAATACTTACAGTTTGTCCATTGTCGTTTGAACCCCAGTTCTCATTGATACT